TCCTGTAAAAGAATCTCCTCTATATCCATATTGCATGTCGCCAGATAAAGAAGGATCATATATGTTACGTCTATTGTAAGTCTTTTTAGCCTTACTACCTAATTCTGGATTCCATGAATCTGCATAGTAATATTGATAATAAGCATTCCACATTGCCGTGATTTGAGATGCGTTATCATCATGGAATGTAATATCTACAGGCTCATATTTAATTTTGCTTTGTATAATACGTTTTCTATTATACTGATTCAACGTGTCAGTTTCAAATCTAAAAGAAGGAAGTTTAACTGTTTTAACGAGTACTCCATAATTACTAGAACCAACACCTGCGGGAGGAGTCCATGCGTCTGCATTAATATTAAAATAAGTATGAAAAAGAAATTTAACTTTAGGAGCATTTGAAAACTTATTCGGAATAAAAGTTTTAGCCGCATGTGTATAGTCTCTTAAGTAAACATCACTTAGAAACGCTCCTATTAACTTATTTTTAAACTCATCAACTATTGGATCAGCCATATATTTCTCCTATAGTCTTATTTATCTCTTTAAAAACCCCATAAAAAAACCGGGCGAACCCGGTTTTTAAATTTACTCTGTTTGCTATTAACCAGTAGCAGTACCTTGATCTGGTGCTGATACAGCATCCGCGATAGTTCCTGGTCCACCTACTCCGATCAATGCTCCTGCTCCGTCAGTTTGAACAGCATTATCATATGATACTGTTAAAGCAATTTGTACTGCTTCTGATGTTGCATAGTTTAACTGATTGTAGTTTGCTTGTTCTAAGTAGCAACCTGCTAGTTCCCATTGCTCTAAGATTACAGGATCTTTAACTCCATTACCACCATCTAAGATGTCAATGTTCATTGCGAATTTGTAATCGGCTCCTGAAGCAGATGATGCCTGCTCAAAGAAGTCTAGTTGTCTTTGCAACTGGGCGCCAACTGCTTTAGAAACAACGCCTGATGCATCGTCTCTAATGTTAACCTGAAGTGGCTGCCATGAATGTTTGCCTGCTAGATAAATCTGTGAATTATAAACAGGAACTGTAATTTTTGCGAACTGTAACTGTGGTCTTGCTACATCAATAACTTGACGTGTCAATGTAACTGAACCTTCAGCATCACTACCAATTCCAAAGTTAGTAAACCCAACCCGGAATCTGTATTGAAGTTTAGGCATCAATAAGTTGACGTTCTCCCTACCTTCTGGTTTAACTGAAAGGTTTTTTAAAGTATCTGAGGCTGATGCCATTTTAATCTCCTAATATTAAATATATCTCTTAAATATATTTATCTTTTTTTTTAATCAAAGAGGCCGAAGCCTCTTTGTATATCTTTTTTACGATCCTGATAACTCACCAGTGTTAAAGATTCTAACTGGAATGTATATGAATTCAGCCGCTTTCACTGGCTCAACTGCTATATCAATCCAAAGTTCGTTTCTATCAATTCTCGCTGGAGTATTGTTAGATGAATCACAAACTACTGAGTAATCATACAGACCACGTTTTGAAACTAAATCAGCAAACAATGTTTCAACTACTGCCGCAATTGATTTTCTTGTTTGAACATCATTTGGTTCAAAGACAAATGGTCGTGCCGCTAATACTAATTGTCTACGTATATAAGCGACTAATCGTGCTACGTTAACTCTATCTAAAGCAGATGATGAATTAAATGAAGTTTTGTTACCATAGTTCAATAATCCTTGACCTGTAAAGAATACCATTGGATTAATAAAGTTTGTGTATAACACATCTCTAATACCAATGCTTGTTTTAATTACTTCAAATTCACCAGTTGCTGAATCTAAGTAACCAATGCTTGAAGCATTGTCGATAATACCACGTCTAGTTCCTGCTGGTGCTAACCAAGGATAAGCAACATTGTCATTACGTAAGATTGTACGTGTCATCATGTGAGATGATGGAACTGCTACTAATTGACCCGCTAGATCAGTAGTAATACCTGATGGATAGAATAGACCCATGTAAGTGTTTCTAGTTACTAGACCGTCTTCACTTGTTGCTGTAGCTCCTGCCGCGTTAGTTGCCCAAGCCTGAATATCAGTTGCACTATCTTTCAATCTCATTGGTGTATCACCAACGATGTAAGAAGTTTCACCTCTATCAGAGTTCAATGTAACCATATCTGGTTGTAACTCAGGATAGTTTGGACATGCTTGTAAGTTGAAGTAGTTATCTTCATCTCTAATAGCAGTGTTAGATGCGATTGCTGATCTCATTGATGTTACCACCATTGCTCTTTGAGCCTTACGACCTGCGTACATAGAACCGTCTGCTTCTAAACCTGAAGCAGTTACCCATGCATCTTTTACAGTTGGTAATACTTTGTTAGGGAATCTGTCAGCATTGAAGTAATTAATTCTGTATTGCTTGACATTGTACCCTGAACGTCTCATGTTCCACATCAACATACCTACTGGGTAGTTTGCTGTATTTGGAGCATCAACGTCTAAGTAATCACTTGCTAGTAATGATACGATGCTTGGAATAGGATCGTTTGCTGGATTAGTTGTTCCGTTAGTTGCCCAACGTGCATCTGCAAATAAGATACCATCTGGTGAAGTTTGATCACTCTTATCGAGTAAGACCCACTTATCAACTGCTGAACCACCACCAGTTTGCTGTACTGATTCCCAACGAGATAATGTTGGATAGTTTTCTAAGTCTGAGGTATCTAACCAAAGATCACCGTATGCTAATGCTGTGCCGTCACTTTGAAGTGTAGGCTCACTAGCAGATACGAGAGGACCTTTAGGATCAGTTGTGTTTGCAACGTTTGTGTTAACCATGCCGTTGCTATCATAACCTTGATTTCCGTATCCTTTCCAACCTGTTGATGTATTAACCATAATATCAACTTGATCAGTTGATGTGTAATACCAGTTAGTCATGTTAGTTGGGATTGCAGTTGGTGCACCTTCATTCGCTGTTAATGAATACGCTCCAGTTGTTGTTAATGAGAATGCTCTCCAGTTAGATAACTGAACTGTGTACATATCTGGACCATTACCTGAATACCAAGTATAAGCATCAACTGCGCCTGCAGTGACTTTTGTTATAGTAACTACTAAGTCATTTGCTGGAGTTGCTCCGCCAAAATCTACGCCTGAGAAAGTAACTCTGTCGCCTACTGCATGTCCTGTACCTGCGCCTACAACTGAAATTGGATTAAAATCGTAGAAGCCATAGTTATTTGTTACAGCAATTTGTAATCCTGTACCTGAACCTGTTGTTGAAGCCTGTGTGCTGTTAAAGGTAATGTCATTTCTGAAAGGACCTTCTTTAGCACCTACAGTAGTAGAGAAATTGAATCCTGCTTCTGCCCATAAACCAGATGATGTTCCGTCTGCTTTATAATCATCTAATACAATAACACCACCTGCTGTGTGTGTTAATGAAATAGTACCGTCATCGTTAACTGATGCAGATGTGTAAGGTATGTTCGCCGCTGACCATGCAGTTACGAAATCTGTAGCATCTGTAGCATCTGCTAAGTTGAATGGATATGAACTGCTAAGTGTAGAAACACCTGGTGTTGAAATTTGAACTCCTGCAACATATGGTCCTGTAGTAAAGTCTGGTGTAGTATTTGTTCCTTTAACTACAGTTGCGCCTGTTGCTACTCTATAGTAGTAGTAAACAGGACCTGCATTAAAGTCACCATCAAAGCCATACTGAGTATAAACACTACCTGCTGGTATTGCTCCGCCACCTGTTGAGTCTGCTGAATAGATTTGACTCCAATCAGAAGTTGCGAATGACTGAGTTTTTGCAGTCCAAGATGCAGTTGTTGAGTTGTATGAAGAGATTACTGGTTGTAATCCTGTACCGTTAACTTGAATCCATGTAGAACCTGATGGTGCTGGATAATCTTGTGCGGAACCCCAAACTGGTTGTTGAGCAGAAGTTCCATATGCAACTCTTGGCTGATATGAAAGTTGAGCCGCCGCCGTATAACCTAAGTCAGTCATTATAGTACCAGTAGCATCATGCAATCTTACGAAATATGCATTTAAATTAACATCATCACTGTTAGGTGTTCCACCTGTTTGAGCAGAATAAATGTTAAGTTTGCCATTAGAAGCATCTGCTGAGATGTATTCCCAGTTAAGAGAATTAATGTCTTGTGCTAATTGACTAACAGTGTTGTTTGGTGCCGCCGCAACTACGAGAGAAACAGTATTACTACCGCCTGCGCCTAGTCCACCACTAATTGAAAGTTCAACTGTATCTCCTTCAGTCAATGTTGGGTTAGCAGTTGGTGTTACAAGAGTAGCAAAAGAGTTCATCCAAGGAACTGATCCTAATTCTACCCAAGCATTTGAACTATTTTTGTACCAATATGTTTGATTAGTAGTTGATGTTGGAGAATCATAAGTAGGGATAGCAACGATTGCATAATCACCGATGTTACCAACTGATGATAGTGGCTGACCATTAGATACTTGAGTTGCTAATGTAATTACGATTGGAGTTGGTGCAGTAAATGCTTGAGTTGTCGCATTCCATACATTAAGTCCCCATGTAGAATCAGTAGCATCTAACCAGTAAGCGCCATTTGTTGGTGCTCCAGTTGGACGACCTGTTGATCCGACTAAACTTGCTAGATCGATATCTGCTCTTAATGCATATACTTGATTAGTAATGCCAAGTGCTGAATAAGCCGCTAATAATCCATATTCATTTAATTCATATCCTTGGATTGGTGTTCCTGCAGATGATGAGTAGAAGAATGGATTACCATATAGAGTAACTAAGTCTCTTTGACTTGTAATTGTATATAGTTTACCTGCATTTGCAGAAGTTGTTGCCGCCGCTGTTGCAGTTGATGTTGGATCCGCTTTGTTTTCTGCTGTCGCAAATAAGAAAAACGGAACTGATGCTGGTGCTCCAGCAAGATATTGACTTTCGTCAATAACTGAGACTTGTACGCCTGGTGATGTTAGTGCCATGATAATATTCCTTTTGTATGATTTTGAGGGTTACACCCTGATTGTTTTTTCATACTATTATTTATCATGTATTACAAAAAACAACGGATTAAAAAAACCTTTGAAGGTTTTGAATAAATAACTGCATGGAATCAACGAGACCTATCTGTCAAATTTGCAATAAAAACGTTTGTGCTGTTAATTATATAAGAAAAGGCATTAGACATTATAGAAGTAAATGCGATGCATGTATTCACCCAAATAAAAAACCAATTTTCTTGTGGCAACAAGCAGGATATGAAAAACAGCCTAACTGTTTTTTGTGTGGCTTTAAAAGTTTATACTCTACACAAATGACTGTCTACCATATAGACGGCAAACCTCGAAACGTAAACTTTACTAATTTAAGAACAATCTGTTTAAACTGTATCGAGGTCGTCAAAAGAAAAGAAATAGTCTGGGTGAGAGGAGACTTAACTGTTGACTATTGATTCCATTGCTTTATGCAAATCATCAATCGTGCCGTCATTCTTAATAGTGTGATCGTAATTTAATCCTACACTACTATATTCACTAGCATGAATATTTAAATCAGTTAATCGTGCAAGTGCTTGAGGATTTCGAGTGTGATTGTAATCCACAGCATCTACGATCCATTTAGGATAATCACCTCTTTCGACTCTGATTGTAGTTCCACCTGCATTTTTAATTGCATCGACTTCATTCTTAAATCGACAATCAGTTATAACTACATCATCTTGTATATTACGCAATTGATTTTCTACTGCTGATACCCAGATGTCATTATGAAATGAACGTCTGCCCACTTCAGTTCCCCAATACTGCAAGACCCAACGAGGAGTCAGTTGAGGCATGTCTAATCGTTTCGCCCACCACTCATCAACTTCTTCTCGCCACTCTCTGCTAGATTGAGTTGTGCCTTCTAGCATTTCTCTATCCCAGCCAAAGATTGCAGACACACAATCCTTCAAGGGGCCTGCATAACTCAGTTTCTTAAAGCCATGAAATCGAATAAGATAATCTGCCGCAGTATCTTTACCACTGCTGATAAGTCCTGTAATGCCTATAATCATACGGAATAGTCCTCTAGTCAAGTAATCACTATTATAAACTATACGGGAGGGAAAGTCAAGTCTTTTTGGTTAATATGAGCATCATAGGGTAAACAAAAGGCTCTCAGAAGTTTATCCTTATTTACATGCTTAAAAGGAGGACATTTTTGGTATAATAAATCCCATTCACGGGTTAAAATCTTTTGCCATTGTGCATGATTATGTTCTATATCTTCCCAAATCTCTTGTCTACGAGAGTGTGAGTTCTTTAAAAAACTAACTACTCTTTCATATGCAACTGTTATATATTGCTCTAGGTCTTGGGCATCAACAATCAGATTATTAGGGTGATTAGTATATTTTCTAAAAGTTCTAAACCCTAACGATTCTAAATGTCTATCAAGCATGTCATTGCAACTTATGCCTATGAATGGCTTTTTGACTGCTATTGGTTTCCAAGTTTTTTCTGTCACTGAAAAACTCTGAGAATCTTCAGGATAATTTTCAGTAAGAATTTGTCTCCACCAAGTCTCTGGGTTTATGATAAGTCTAGCATCATTGTATGCAGGAGGGAAAACATAGTTAGCAATGTCAAATGAATTTACATGTTGTTCAATCATTTTACTGAATTGATCGCCTTCAAACTCTTTTGCAAAAGTATGATACAAAGTTTTCATCTTAGATAAATCTAAATCTAAATCATAAAGTTCATTCATCCAATCTATCAAACAATTATAATTGTCTTCTCTAAAATGTTCATTTGTTTGGTCATTCAATCTGTAAGTTAACGAGTAGTCCAAAACATCTAATTTATTTTCTGTATGAAATTTGTATAAAAGAGGAAACTTGTGAGGTCTATTGGTTATATCTCCAATCATCCAAACTGCTTTATTGTAATTAAAGCCTAAATTAACTTCAGCCTTTCGGAACCAAGTGTTATCATAAGAATTGTCTATGCCAATTGCTTTTTCTTCTGTGCCTTCAGATCGTAATAAAAAGTAATTGAGTCGAACACCATAAGTAGGGTAATGATCTGTAAGACTTGTAAAATTAATATAAGTGTTTTCATATAAGACATACACTGATTTTAAATTGGGAAATAAATTGCTAGTTTTACAATAATGAAGACAATCTTCTATCCAAGATGTATGATTACTGTTTACTTGAGGTTCAAATAAAGCGAAGCCAATAACAAGATACTCAATATCATTTATTACTGATTGGTCAACTGGTGTATCTAAATGACCACGAAAAGGTTGCAATGGATTATTAATTGCATGACCAAAACTTGATTCAGTAGTATCACAAGAAGTCAGTAATGCCCATATATTATCATGGAGCAAAATGCTTCTTACGTCATTGTTTAAATTGTCAATTATCCTTGAACCCAAGTAAGAGGCTGTGAATAGTCAACGTAGTCTCTGAGGTCTTTAAGGCATCTTTCTTGTTCTTGCTTACCTTCTGCTTTCATAGCCGCCCCGTTTAGAGCAGTACCACCACCTGGACCTGCAACTGTTGAGAATTTTTCACGTGCTTCACCTATAATTGTTTTAAGTGTTGCAAGTGTAAAGTCATACATCCATGGTGTGATACCTGGATCTTGTAGTAAAGTTGTTTCTGGTCTAGTAACATCAGCCCAAATAAGAATTTGTTCACCTGAGCCTTTAAAGTCTCTGACAAATCGAATTGTTTTAGTGACAGGATCAAATGTGTAGATAACATAACCACCAAACATTCTAGCGGCAAGTTCTACATAACCTGCATAGAAGTCATATGTTGCTAGTCCACCTGCATAGTTATAGTTTAACAAGTAAGTGTTTAGAATAGCAGATGAGAATGGATCAAATGACGATGCACCTGGCCCTGTTTCAAGTCCGATTGTACGTCTGAAACATTGTCTGACGTTAATGAATTCAGTTGGCAGTGTATAAGTGTCTTGGTTTTTGTCTACTGTCAGCAGTGTATAAGATTCTTGCACAGAGTTTTCTGCACGTTGTCTGTAAGTTAATACTGAGTAGTTGTATGCTTGTTCATAATGCTCTGGATCTAATTCTAAATCAATGATCCCTTCACCTAATCGGAAACGCAGGTTCTCAAACATGGCCTCTTTTAGTTGTTCAAGGTTTCGATTGTTTGGTACTGCTAGTTCGTTTGCGGCCATAAGATAAATTCCTGTTATGAGTATTTATCTTCTTAGAAAGCCTTTAAGATAATAAGAGAATCATTAAATCTACCAGTTGGCTTAATACCTACTGCTTTAATCTTATCAAAGTAAGTTCTAGCGGCTGGCTTACTTCCTGTAACTTCTTTAAGTTGCTCTTTAGGTTTACGTAAAGTCTTAATTGCACTCTTTGACTTGTCGAATCCATGCAAAGTGTTACCCTTTACAAACATTTCTCCACTCATTTCATCTGCAACGTAGTGATGCAGTTTTCTTTTTGTAGTATCATAGACCCATGCTTCTTTACATAAGTGAAGTTCTGTTGGTCTAATGCTTTCTAGTTTGAGTCCAGTTGTTTCGCACTCAAAACGTTTTTGATACTTTAACTTCATTGTTGCTTTCTCAGGAGTGATCGGCTTAGTCTTACGTTTAGCCCTAGATTTAATCTTAAGTGTAGCATAAGAGTTCAACACGCCATTTAC